TGCCTTTTCGTAGCTGGCGGGGTTGAGTGCAGAGCCACCGCCGCCACGGTACTGCTCGGCCTCTGAAATGAGGCTGCACAGCTTCTGATTTGTGCGGTCTACGACGGCAGCCCCCAGCCAGGAAATGCCGCCAGCGGGGATTTTGATGCTTACGCCGTTGCCCACGGGCTTGTCGAATGTTACGGCCTTGATTAGGTTGTTACCCTCTTTCCAGATGTTGGCGTAAAACTCGCCCCAGCACCACATGCACTGTCCCTGTGTGCCGTCCAGGGCGGCGGGGGTGCCGTCGGCGTAACGGGTGCTGTCGAATGGGTCGAGCTTGCGCTTCTTGCGGTCGTCTGTTACCAGGTAGCGACCCAGCCCCAATTTAACGGGCAGCTGGCGCAGAGCTTCCAGGCTACCGTAATAGCCTGCGGCGGTGCTGGTGTTGTTGGCCTCGTTCCAATAGCGGCCAGCTATGGCATTGCTTGCCTGTTCTACGGCCTTGGCAAGCTCGATGCGGCGTGTTTCGCCCGTCTCGTCCATTACCTCGACGCTCATGTCTTTAAGCGCGCCTGTCGCTTCGGGCAGGTCATTTATGCGCTTTCCGTTGTTGAATGCAGCCAGCATGTCTAACATGCCCTGCTCCTGTTCTGCTGTAAAAGCCATTTTAATTATGTTTTTAGATTACGTTAAACGAATGTTTCCTTGTTTGTCCAGGCGCATGGTGCCCGCCGCTGTCGTCCTGATGCGCGGGGCTACCGTTTCCACCTATATTGTCTTGTAAAAGCGCGTGCCGTCGGTCGGGATTACATGCACGCGGCTGGTGCCTATTGCCTGGGGCACTATTTCGCCGTCGGGCAATACGTCCACGGCCTTGCCGTCGGCCAGGTAAAGCACGTTTTGCAGCGCAGAGGTCGGCAGCACTCTGCCGCGCACATACTGCTTTACTGGGTTGCCCATGGTAACGGTAGCGGGTGCCTCCACCTCCATACCCGTAGGCACGCCAGCGGTTACATGCTGGGCACGATCAATTAGTGCCTCAAGCACGGCGCGCTGCTGTTCGGTGGCTTGTGTGGCGGCCTCTGCCCGTTCCGCGATGCTGCGCGCGTCGTCAGTTACCTGCCCGACCGTCTTTATGGCGGCGGTGGCCGCATGTGCTGCCGTGCGGGCTTCCTGGGCGTTGGCCGTAGCGTCGCCAGCTGCCGACGTGGCGGCCTTTGCGGCCTCGTCGGCCTCCTGCTTTGCCTTGTTGGCCGCTGCCGTGGCCTTGTCGGCGGCCTGCTTTGCTTCGGCGGCTTCCTGGGCGGCTGTTTCGGCAGTCTTCTGGGCGGCGTTGGCGTTGTCTGCCGCAGCGTTGGCACGCTTCTGTGCGGCCTGTGCTTCTGCCGTGGCCGTCTGTGCGGCCTTGGCTGCGTCGGCGGCTGTCTTCTCTGCCGATGCCAGGGCAGATTTTGCCGCCTCGGTTGTGTCGGTCATTTCCTTGGCCAGCTTTTCGTGGTCGGCCTTGAAGTCGGCCTCCAGACCCTCCAGCACGTCGGCCACGTCGCCCACGCGCTCCACCTGCTCGCTGGCCTTTCGGTTGTAGTCGGCAATGGCCGCGTCGTAGCGGTCGGCGGCTTCCTGGGCGGGGCGTTGCAGCTCTTTAATCTGGTCGGCTGTGAAGTCGTCAAAGGTAAAGGCATGGCCGCGCGTATAGTCGGCCACCAGGCCGCTGGTCAGCTTGTCGGTGCTGCTGGCTTTGTCCCATAGCAGAATGTGCAGGTCGGCAGGATAAAACACGTCCTGCGTGCCGTCTTCAAATACGGGATTATCTAAAGCCAGATGCAGCTCATGGTGCAGCTCTCCCTCGCATAGGTTGTGAGCCTTGAAAAAGACCAGCAGCGTGCCGCCCTCTTCTGGGGCGCAGTTGGTATAAACGCCGCCCTGTCGGCTTGCCACATATTCGCGCCCGTGCTTTGTCCAATAGCGGAGCGTAAAGTCTACGTCCGTGGGCAGGGGCACCGCTTTGCCTGTGATGTCCACAAAAGACTCCCGCAGGACAAAGTCGCTTTTATAGTTCTGGTATTGTGTAGCCATTATGTCAGTCGAATGTTACCGTTTTTATCCAGACGCATACCGCCCGCCGCCGTTGTTCTGATGCGCGGGGGCACCACGGCAATGGTCAGCTGCTTGTAAACCGTTGAATTTG